AGCGATGCCCCCGGTGTTTGTGCGGAGCGCGTTGGCCAGCGCGTGCGAAATAGGCGATGATTTGCAGATGTCCCGGCGCTAAATCTCGCCGTTGCAGGAGAGCCATTTGCAGCTCAGCGCCGACCGCCCGCAGCGCCGCGTCGCAAATTTCATCCTCGCCCTTCTCGGCGGCATAGACCGCGTAGTCGGTGAGAGGCTGTCGGCCCTCTCGCAATCCCTTCCGCAGCGCGGTTTCGAGCCACTCCAGGCTGTAATCCTTCTCCAGCTTGTAGAGCACCATCGGGATCAAGACGGCGATACACTTGATCGCGTGATTTTCATCAAGCTCGCCTGTGGGCAGGCGGGCCGAAGCCGCCATCGAAGTCCACGTGGCTTCATCGATCTGGCGTGTGGATAGGACCGAAGGCAGAGTAGTCATCGTCGTTCCTCGCACATTTGTGTCACTAACGTGCCGCCCATTGAAAATTGCGCTGAAATTTCCCGCATTCCGCCGTCGGTAAGCGCCCGGTCATCTCTCACCCTCGTTTTCGGTCCTTGTTGCGTCCACCCACGCCAACGGTCGCCCTCGCGGCATCAAAAATCCGGGCTACAGCGGCGTGTTCATTCGGAAGGTGAGCGTGTGTCCGCAGAACATCTACGGCGTAGCCAAAGACCCTTCGGTCCGAGCAATTACAGCGCGAGCCGGGCCGCTTCGAGACGATGCCTTCAAGCCCGATCGCGCAGGCATGGCGGAAGATTAAGCCGCCAGCGTGTGCCAGATGCTCGTTGAGACGCAAGCCCGGCCGCGCGGAACGCGAGCGAGGGGTCGCCTTAACGCCGCTCGATGCCGCAGGTCCCTGCCATCCTCGACGGTTGCACTGAGGCGGTGACGCTGGCGCACACCTTGACGCTCATGGTCGGGTTGATCCGCGCCCAGGCGTCGATTCCGCATCGAATTTGGCGCCGAAATCCGCAAAGTCAGACGGTGACAAGGCCAAAGGGCCGGCACTTCCAGTGGCTGTCTTCGGGGAAATCCCTTGGCAGTAAACCTGAACAGTGAATTTCTTGGCTATATCTGCCACCTCAGATGCGGGTCTGTCAGCGCCAGCGCTCCACGTGCCAAATTCGGGGGTCGCGCCTTTTACCAGCAAAAAATTTACGACGATAGGTGTCTGAATTGCAAAGTTTACGTTCTGAGGAACGCTCTTGGCGATAGCATTCAACTGCGCATTGGCAACTCCTATCACGCTGCCGGACATGTCAAGAACGGCACCTCCGCTGTTACCACCCGAGGCCGCGACGGACTTCTCAGGATTGGTGTCCCAGACGTGACCAAGTCGCTTACGCTTGAGGACTGCAGGGCTCAATGCCTTCTTGCTCGCTAAAGCCGATCCGGCGTGCACTTCGTTAACCGCGCCGCCGATGTCACCAAACCCCATGCCGAAGCCGCCTTCGCCTGCCATGACTACGTTTCCTTCGATTTGTTCGACGGCAGAAGGTCGAGCTGCGTCTCCGGTGGAGAACCCTGCAGGCGTTTGGGAAGCAGCGCCCTTTGCTGCTCCTTTCATATTCTTAGCCACGATCTGTTGTCGGCGTCGCGCCGTGGGCGCCAGGCCTTGGTTGCGCGCGGCTCCTCATAGACGATACACATCATACCGAAAGCGTCCGCGGCATGCGAGGCCCAGTCATGTTCGGGCCCGAGATCAATGAGCCGCTCCTCGTCGCGCTTGGCGTGATAAGCACCAAGGGCGTCAAGGCCGGCAGAGGTTGTTTCCTCATTGAACCAAATGCGAGGGAAAAGTCGCCGCGTAGCCTCGATGCGCGCGGAGGCTGCTTGTCGCCCCTGATTAGGCACTACCTGTACGTTGAAGCCGGCTGCCTGCAGCGCGCTCTCATATGAGACAGCATAGACTTTGTCATGAGCGGCGCCATCGTGTGGCAGAACCATCAGCGCATTTTCGTAGCCGTTCGAACGCAGCCATTGGACATGCGCGCCGAGCGGCTGGCCCTGGGCCTCATAATAGTCGAGAAAGCGGATTTCGCGGCCGACGAAATGTGCAATCCAGATCACCGTGTGATCAGCCTTCGCACCAGTGCCGCCGATGTCCCAGAACGCTTTGTAAGTCATCAGCGGATCGGCATAGCAGCGCGATATGCGTCCCGATCCGCGTGCTGCGGTTAATGATGCAGCATAGTAGGCGCCGGAAACGATCTTTTCGTAGTCGCCTTCCCAAATATGGTCGTATAGCTCGGGCTGTCCATGCAAGCAGTCCAATCTCTCTCCTTCGAGCGTCTTACTCCACCACTTATTATCGCGCCAAGACGTCTTGACGCAGATCGCATTGTTCGGCGGAGACGACCCACGAAAGAATAAATCGACAGCGTCCGTCCAACGACGAGGGTTCCATGAGAACCATAGCTCCGATCCTTTTGTGCGGATCGTCGGGCGTAGGATGTCAAACGATCTTTGTGAGAGCGTTTCTGCTTGCTCAACCCAGGCATATTTATAGCCCTCCAGTGATTTTAGGCTTTCCGCGGTATGGTTCTGCATGCCGAGGAAGATGATCAGACCATCACCGGGCGTTTCGATACGATCTTCGAGAATGCGAAATCCATGCGCCTCTAATCCGTGGTGCTCGATTTTATCCTCGATCAGGCGTTTGGCGCTTTCCTTCAAGCTCTTCTGAATTTCACGAATGCAAACGATAAGCGTGCCAGGCTCCTGATAGGCCATCTCGACGGCCAGGCTCGCGAAGAAATGTGACTTGCCGCTGCCGCGGCCGCCCCACGCACCTTTGTAGCGCGCCGGTGCGAGCAGCGGCTCGAACACTGGCGAGGTGCGAAATTTCACGATGCCGTTATTGTCCGCCATCGCCGCCGCCATTGCCGTTCACGGTCTTAAGTTCGCGATAATCCACGACGAGATCGTTCTCCTCTTCGTCGATCATCTCTTGCGTCTCGGTTACATGCACGATCTCGCGGACGATCCGCATCAGCGAGCGGCCCTCGGTGTCCTCGACGACGTGCGTCTCCTTCGGCTTGCCCCAGCCGCGGTTGAGTAGCAGCTCGGCGGCCTTGAGACGCACGCCCGCTGGCACCGTCACCTCTTTCATGATCGAGATGATGGTGTTGATCGCAGCTTCGGTTTGATCGCGCGCTAGGCTTTCAAGGCGAGCGCGGTAGCTGCTTCCGAGCTGAGTAGTTGTGATCGGGCGATACATCAGTAGGTCGTCCACGCAGAGCGCGTCAGCAGTTCACGAGCCGCCACCTCGTCAAGCCGCGCCAGCAACGCAGGCGGCAGTGCCAGCGAAACCGGCGTCCAGCGCGGCCGGGCCTGTTCCAGATCGGTCGTGTTGTCCATAAGAGCCTCACTTATGCTCACATTGAACATATGCGGGCTCATCGTCAACACATTGTGCGTGTAAATGGCCGCTGGCGCTATTCCTGGTGCCGAGGGCCGGCCTGCGGCGCAAAACGCACAGGTGCGGCCCGCAAGGGCATTCTTGGGCCTTCTAGCGGCGGCGGCCGCTCACCCGACGGCCGCGGCGTGCTCGAAAGGGCTGCCGGCCGCCAGTCTGCCGATGGTCGTCGCATCGACGTTATAGGTCCGCGCCACGTCGGCCATCGTCTCGCCCGCGGCAAGGCGCTGTAGCGCTTCCTGGCGCTGGTGCGGCGTCATCTTGCGGGGCCGGCCGAACTTCACGCCTCGGTCCTTGGCGCGCTTGCGGCCCTCGCCCGTCCTGGCGCGGATCAATTCGCGCTCGAACTCGGCTAGGCCACCGAGCACTGTGAGCATCAGCCGGCCGTGCGCTGTCGTGGTGTCGGCCCAAGCGTCCTTGAGCGACTTGAAACCGGCGCCGCGCTTGCCGATCTCGTCGAGCACGTTGAGCAAGTCCCTCGTCGACCGGGCCAGCCGATCGAGGCGCGTGACCGCGAGCACGTCGCCGGGTTCCAGCCTTCGGATCACTTTGGCCAGTTCTGGCCGGTCGCCCCTGGCGCCGGAGGCTTTCTCCTTGAACACCTTGGCGCAGCCGGCAGCCATCAGCTCGGCGTCCTGCGCGGCCAAGTCCTGATCGCGGGTCGAAACCCGTGCAAGACCTGCTCCATTAACTGCGCGCGATTGCGCATTTTATGATCGCTGGACGAAAAGCTGTGATCGCTTCATTACTTGTCACCTCCAGGGGGGGATCTTCAGGAAAACCCGTGCGAACGGGCTGCAGCGGCCGGTCCGGCGATAGCGGTTTATCAGTAGAGGTCACCAATGCCGATGATTACCAGCTACGCTTGCTTCTCGTTCCTGTGCAGGTTGGCAAGGGAGCTCACCCAAGGCAGCGCCGAGGGGAACCAGTTCTGCCGGCGTGGGACAAAATCACGGCTCTGGCGCAAGATTCCCACCCGTATCATGTAGGACGCCTGCTGCCCCTCCCCCGGCGAGGTCGAATAGATCGGTGAGCCGCAGCGCGGGCAGAATGCCTGCAGGCGTGGATTGCCGCTCTCTCAACCCG